GACATGCCAGACGATCCGGATGACGACGAACAGGACAGCGGAGCGGATTACAGTGTGGCGACGTTGGCAGTGGCAAAGAAATACACGGGCATCGATTTCAGACCGCCGGCAGGTGTGCGAGCCGAAGCAAAGCAGGGCCTTGAATGGCGGCGTGAATTCAAACGCGGTGGCACTGCGGTGGGCATTGCACGCGCTCGAGACCTGAGCAATGGCAAGGCCATGAGTCCAAGCACAATCGGGCGGATGGTCTCATTCTTTGCACGCCACGAAGTTGACAAACAGGGCGAAGGATTTTCACCCGGCGAGCCGGGCTATCCGTCGAATGGGCGGATTGCTTGGGCGTTATGGGGCGGCGATCCCGGCAAGGCTTGGTCAAGCAAAATCAAGCGGCAGATGGAAGCGAGGGACAAGGCACAATGAAGACGATCCAAACGCTGACAGATCCGGGCATGTTCCGGACTGATCGACTTCCGGCACCTCCTGTCAGAGTTGACCGCAAGGCCAATGTCATTTTCGGCGCGTCACTGATGCAGGTGGGAAACCTGAACGACGCGGAGGTGAGACCGTGGACCGTTGACGCAAAAACGCTGGATCAGGCGTTGGCACTGAGCACACGCAGCCCGAACGGACTGAAAGCCCGATTCACTCACCCGAATATGTCTGCCGATGGCATGGGCAGCTATTTGGGCCGCTGGAAGAATCTGCGGATTGACGGCGACACGCTACGCGGAGACCTGCACATCGCGGACGCTGCATTCACCAGTCCGCAGGGCGACCTCGGGAACTACGTCATGGATCTGGCGGAGTCAGACCCGGAATCGTTTGGGGTGAGTCTGGCCACGAAGCTTGACCAGGGAGACCTGCAGGCGTTTACAGCTGCGAACGACACGAAGCCAAAGTCAGAGCGTGGCATGTGGCCGATGCGTTTTCAGGCAATCAAAGCGGGCGACGTGGTAGACGATCCGGCAGCGACACGCGGCGGCATGTTCTCGCTTGAGGCCGATTTGCGAGACCTTCCAGCACAGGCAACCGCCCTGCTGAGTACATATTTTGGCGATGCACCGCCCGACGTGGTCCGGGGCCGCATTGCAGCATTTCTGGACCGCTATTTTGCAAGCAAGGGAGAGCAGCCGATGGCTGACGAAACCGAGCCGCAGGCACCTGCAGAGACGCCTGGACAGCCCGAACAGCCAGCCGTGGAAACACAGCCGGTTGCCGAGTTGTCTGCCGTCGAGGTAGTGCCTGAAATTGTCACCAGCAGCACAGCCGATCTGGCGCAGGTCGAGCGCGACCGCTGCAAAAAGATCCGAGCACTGTGCGACCTGGCCGGACATGCTGACAGGTTCAACACCTTCGTTGATGCTGGATTCAGTGTCGAGGAAACACAAGCGGCGTTGAAAGATCTGATGGGCAAGCGGGGCAGTGTGCTGGACGCAGCACCGGAACCGCCGGCAGATCCGAATGCGAAGTACCGGGCCGAGTTTGCACAGCACAAGCACCTTCTGAGCGTTTCAGAAGATCAGTACATCCGCAGCCGTCGGATTGATGACGGGCTGGAACCACTTCAGAAGTAAGGAGAATTGACCGATGGCAGTAACAGCGAATCAGGTGGTGTTAATGCAGGACGCTGGCGATATCGTCCAGTGCAAAGCAGCAGCCGTGAACCTGTATCAGAACACGATTGCCTTTTGGGATGCGTCCACTGGATACGTCACCAATGACGACAACGCCGGGGCGAACGCGTTTGCGGGCATCGTGTATCAGCAGTGCGACAACAGCGGCGGCAGTGCCGGTGACAAGGTCGTGGAGCTGTGGACTGAGGGCGTTTTCCGTCTGACTGGCACCAGTTTCACGCAGGCGACTGCGGGCGATTTGATTTACGCGTCAGACAATTTCACGATCACCGCCAGCAGTTCCAGCACTTCCCGAATCGGCCGGGCGGTGAACTACGTTTCCGCAACTCAGATGGACGTCATGATTGACGTTCTTGGCTGATTCACTTTGACCTGAAAGGGGTTCACAATGGCGATTGATATTGCATCAGCACAGGTCAAGCTGCGAGACCTGACAGCGAAGTTTGACAACCGAGTGGCTGCAGCAACTCCGTTTTACCCGTCTGTCTGCTACGACGCTTCCAGCGTGCGGACATCCGAGAAGTACGGATGGATTGGCAACATGCCGGGGATGCGTGAGTGGTTGGGCGAGCGTCAGTTTTCCGAACTGCGGGCCGCGAATTTTGTGCTTGAAAACAAGCACTGGGAAAGCAGCCTGCTGATCAAGAAAACGGACCTTGCTGACGACAACCTCGGGCAGTACGGGCCGGTTCTGGAACAGTTGGGCATCGAAGCCGCGCATCATCCTGATGAGCTGTGGTTTTCTGTGCTGGAGCAGGGCGAAAGCACCGCGTGCTTCGATGGTCAGTTCTTTTTCGACACTGACCACGTTTGGGGCAACAGCGGCAGCCAGTCGAACGACATCACCAGCACCGTTGCCAGCACGTCAGCACCGACCGTGGCGGAAATCAAAACCGCAATCCGAAAGATGATTCGGACGATGTTGGCCTTCAAGAACGATCAGGGCAAGCTGTACAACCGCCCGACGGTTGGCCGCTTGAATGACCTGACGTTGTTGGTTCCGCTGGCCTTGCGGGATCTGGTGTATGACGCGCTGGAATCGGAATTGATCAGCAACAGCAGCAACGTTGTTGTCGATCGTCCGAACATCGTTTCCAGCCCGTACCTGACCAGCGATGTCAAGCTGTACCTGTTCAAGACCGGCGAGGCCGTGAAGCCTTTCGTGTTCCAGCGACGCGAGCCGTTGACGCGAATGATGAAGGGCATTGACGACCTCGAAACGAAGGACGTCAAGTTCATGACCGAAGCCCGATACAACGTGGGATACTTCGCATGGTGGACGTCGATTCTTTGCACTCTGACGACCTGATGACGGCGGTTTGATTTGAGCAACGCCGGCAGCGACGGCTGCCGGCGGCTGCCACTGCATCCGCCATGCGGTGGCAGCATCTTTTCGGCGGGAGGATTTGGGCAATGCCAACATATCGAATCGGACTGGGGAAGGCGGCTGAAGGCCGTCACAAGGAAAGCAACAAACGACACTTCCGCAGCCGTCTTTCAACGGGTGCATTTCTGGAAGTCGCAGACGGGAAGCCGATCACACTGACCGTCAACGAAGTCGATGATGTCATGGTGCAGAATCTTGCCAGTCGTGAGTTCATCACGCTGGAAGAATCTGCCACAACCACACCTCAGCCGAGCCGCGCACGATGAGCCTGAGAGACCAGTTTGCGGAAGACGTTTGCGCGATCCTGAACACCGATGAACTCGGTGAGCAGGCATCGTGGACGAATTCCGCAAACGTGGTCATTCCCCGCACCGTACGACTGATCGAACAGCCCGAACGGCAGACGATCAGGAGGGCACATATCTGGACGCCAGCCAGCACCACAGCAGTGACTGCCGGCGACACGTTCCGAGTTAAGCGGGGCAACGTGACAACAACGTGGGTGGTGATGTTTACCGACCCGGCAGAGACGGCTTTGCAGCGGTCCTATTGCCACCTGCAGTTGAGTGAGTTTGTGACATTGAAGCAACGACGGGCAGCCACAGGGCCGGCAAAGGCCGAGCGGCAGTTTGTTGAGTCCGAGGTGGCACAGATCCGGGCGAAGTGGTTTCTGTCAAGTGCTGAGATATCTGCGACACAGTCCGGCAAACGTCGTGCAATGGCTGGCGAATACTACTGCATTCTGCAGAGCCTCAGAGATGTCAATGTGGCGGACACGGTGACAAATGCGGACGGCGAAAACTATCGGATTGATCGGGTTGAAAACCAGTTCAATCGGGTGGATTTGCCCTATCTGATTTGCACGCGGTGCGACACATGAGCGTCAGGATAAAAAAGAAGGACCGAAGGCCGGAGTTGATGCGGTCACTGGAGACAGCGACCGGCAAAAGTCTTGAGCGTGCGGCGAAGCTGTGCAGGTCCATTGCACAGCAGATGGTCAGCAGGAAATACACAGGGCCGAGTCGAGAGGAACGGGACCGGAAGAACGCACGAGCACGGCAGAAGCGGGCAGAACTGAAGGAGAGGGCAAGGCTGAAACAGGAGGCCGCAAACGGTGGCACGGCGGAAGCGTAAGAGTGCGGTTGCAAAGCTCCGAGCCAAGGCCAATAAGGCCGTGGCAAAGCGAGTTAAAGCCGCGCGAAAACGCATCCAGCGAGTCACACGAAGGACCGAAAAGTTTCTGGCCAGCAACACACTCGCAAGGGCTGGCCGGAAGACCGCAAAGCGGGCACGCAGAGCGGCAATCAGGGCAACAAAACGGACGGCGAAACAGACACGGCGAGCGGTCAAACAGGCACGGAAAGCACGCAAGGCCGCAAAGCAGTTTGTGACACGGACGAAGCGGGCACTGAGGGACAGGCGGAGGCAGCAGAAGAAGGCGGCGACACAGGCACGAAGGGATCAGAGGGCGAGGGAACGAGAATTCAATCGGGTGACGTTGTCGGGTGATGCTGACACATCCGGTGCGGCATTTGGAGACTTCAAGGAAGGCAGTGGGGCCAGCAAGCCCGGCGAGCCTCCAAAGATGCGGACAGGCAAGGGGCGAAAGTCGATCACGGCTGAACTGAGGATGAAGGGCAAGAAGCCACAGGCGAGGACATACGTTGACAAAAAGGTGGCCGGTTACATGGCCATGTGGGAGTTTCGGCAGGACGGCAAAGCACGACCATTCCTGAAGCCGGCAGTGGAAAACAATCTGAACATGTTCGGGGCTGAAATCGGGAACACGTTGAAGCAGCAACTGAGGCCACAGGCGGGCAAGAAAAAGGCGACGGTGCGATAATGGCAGAGACTGGCATTGATCGGGCAATAGGCGAATGGTGGGCCGCTACGGCTGCACTGTGCGACCTTGTCCCGGTTGAAAGGCTGGTGGCCAGTGTCGATCAGTACGCTGAAACGCTGGACGATGACGCGGATGATGATGGGTATTTTGACGATCTGGTGGTGTTCGATGCGGTCAGCGAGCCAGCCTGGCGGACAAACAGCAGTCAGGGCTGGCGGACATCGGTGACGCTGGGCTGCATGTCGATTGATTACGACCGCAGCAAAGCCATTGCACAACAGGCCGTCACGAGTTGGCAAAATCAGGGATTCACAGGCAGCGCGGTGGAGATTGCGACCGCAAAGCCGTCAGGGCAGATGACAACAACACAGGACGACGCAACAGGCGTCTGGACGACGGCGGTTCAGTTCGACTTGATGCACGTGGGAGTGTGAACACATGGCAGACGTTTCAGTAACAGCGGCGAGCGTGGTGAAGACCGCTACCAGCCTGATTGGATACGGCACCGCCGGCGGGACTGTGACAGCCGGACAGCCGGTGTATGCAGACACGACGGCCAGCAACAAACTGAAGCCATGTGATGCGGATGTCCTGGCATCATCCAAGGCCATTGGGATTGCATTGCACGGGGCAAGCGATGGGCAGCCGTTGCAATACTGCTATGGTGGAAACCTGACATTCAATTCGGCTTTCACTGTCGGTGAGGTCTATGTCTGCAGCGTGAATGCTGGAGGCATTGCACCTTATGCCGATCTGGCCACAGGTGACTTTGTGACGATCCTGGGCGTGGCCACGACCGTCACGAATTTGAAAATTGGTATTCTCTATTCAGCAACCGCAAAACCGTAATCAGGAGACGATACAATGGCAGCAGGCACACCGTTTACCGGAAAGTCTATGACGTTCAAGACCGGCAGCCCGGCAGCAGAAGTTGACCACACGGGCAAGTGGGAATTGACGATCGGCGGAGCATCGGCGAAGTACGCAACAAACAGTACAGGAGCCTGGCGCAAAAGTACGGTGGGCGTGGGCGAATGGTCCGGCACTGTGACTGTCATGCTCCACGCTGGCGGGGCGCAGCCACTGGCACGCGGAGACGAAGTGGCGGCACAGTTCCACGCAGACTCTGACGACTACATCAGCGGAACCATCATCATCACCGAAGTCGGGCCGATCACGTTTGACGCTGACAGCGGAGACCCGGTGGCGATTGATTACGCATTCGACGGGCAGGGTGCGCCGTCGAAGTCTGGCACAGCATTTGATATTATCGCATGACCTTTTGAGGAGTAGAAACCGTGGCGGACGGGTTGTTCAATCTTTGCGGTGGACGCACCGCAACACTGACGAAAGACGGCAAGACGTATCAGATGCAAATCTTCCCGCTGGCGGAGTACGCGCGGAAAGAGGAAGCTATGTT